AAGGGGGACGGCAAGGACAGTAAGGAGGGTGCTTTAAGTTATGGGGGTAAAGGTCGCATTAGCGATGTCCATGAGTTAAACGATGGGCAAGCCTTAGACCCTAGCAGTGCAATGACTAAAGCAGTCGAGCAAGCTGAGAGTAAGCTAGACCATAAGGTTTTCTATGACAGTAAAATGTCAGAGAGAAAAGTCAAGCTATAAAGGNNCCGTTGGTCGCTAGGCTCGGTAGATGCAGGGGGTTGCGTGTTTATCGGACTTGCAGGAAGGCTTCTGAAGGCTCGGTAAAATCAGAAGGGTCTCGCAAGGCTCGGTAAAATCGGGGGGTTGGGGTTTATGAAATCTAGGTAGGCCATCCATAGTACCCCTTTTTAAACTATGGGTTTAAATTTGAGTTAAAAACCGCATGAAAAAGTACGGCATGGGTTCCTAGGGGTCATTTTTGCCATATTTAGTACGTAATGATTTTGACAAACCTTTTTTTAAAACGGGGGTTTTGGTAAGCTATATAAAAAAGAATAAACCGCAACGGGGTAAATTGAAAAAGGAAACGGCAAACCATTTTTCGCCAATTTCTGGTTTCCGGAAAAATTTGACCCCTTTTTTAAAACCCCCCTTTACCTGAAGAGACAGCAGTATGATACTAAGAAAAAAGAAACCGGAAGAAGAGCAGACGCTATGGGCTCGTACCGAGCGTAGCGGGTGCGGAGTTAGCGGAGTTAACGGAGTTAGCGGAGTTAACGAGAGGGTGGAACAGGAGGGGGAAGACAATGCGTCTTCATTGAAATGGAAGCAGAAGGTAGAGGAGGAAAGGGAAGCGGAGCAGAAGGAGATAAGGGAGTATGTGGAGGAGTTAAAGAAGGTATTGGAGCAAGGTGACAAGGAGAGAAAGGCGTTCTCACAGAGGGGTTCTTCGAAGTTGGAAAAGAGTTTAAAGGGGTATGATGAGGGGAGGAAGATATGGCAAGAGATATCGACAGGAGACCCAGTAAAGCTAGAACGAATAGCGGAGATGTGTGTGGGGAAGCAAGGGATGCAGATATGTTATGGGAGTTGGAATATGAGAGACCCCGTGGGAGTATGTCAGAGGTGTGGGGTGAGGGGGTTATGTAAGGAGTCAATAGGAGTTAAGGTTAAGAAAGAATAAAGAGAACCCAAGAGAAGGATATATTATTAAATTGAGGGCCTTGGGGAAAGTTAAAGGTAAAAGAAGAGTTAGTTTTATTAGAGACGAAGATGGGAGCGGAAGAGGAAAGAGTGATAGAGTTAGAAGTGCCGGGAGCTTGAGATACGAGGGGTTGAGTTTGGTGGGCGAGAGAGAGGGACTGAGAAGTTTCGAAGAGAACGATATAGTTATTATGGGGAAGAGGTGCGGGGAGGGAGACAGAAGCAGAGCCTAAAGCAGAAGTGGAGTTAAAGATACCAGAGAAGCCTTTAAAGGGGAGGAAAGAGGAGTTTTTATCAGAAGAGATATTAAAGGAAGTGGGGATAGGGAAAAGAGAGGCATAAGAGAGAGAGGAGTTATCGAGAGAGATGGAGGGGTTTTTATGGGTATTAGGGGAAGCGGAATAGACGGAGCAGTTGGAAGCGTAAAGGGAGGAGAAGGAAGCGTTTAAAGAGACAGAGCCGCCTTTAAAGAGAGCGGGGTTATGTCTGAGGTCAAGAGAAAGTTCAGGACTAGTGCTAGAAGAGGAGAGGGAGAGTTCTTTAAAGTTGGAGGAATAGACGGTGCCGGGGCCAGAGAAGGAGCAGTTTTGGAAGTAGAGGTTAGTTTTAGTGGAGGAGACAAATCTGGAAGGTGCGGAAACAGAGAAGGAGCAGTTTCTGAAGACAACATTACGGGTGGGAGTATCATTAGAGGAAGAGATGGAGACGGTGTTAGTAAAAGAGACATTCTCAATAATGGAAAGGAGGGAGTCAGAGATGGAGAGGGAAGCGAGAGAGGAGTTAAGAGTGCCAATGATATGGTTATAAGATTTATCAAGGACGAGAGAAGAAGTAGAAGGGGGCAGGAAGGAGAAGAAGGAGTCGTCTTGTTGTTTAGGAGTATTAAGGGAGTCTAATTGGTTAGAGAGAGCGGAAAGGGAAGAGTCTAAATGGCTAGAGAGAGCGGAAATGGAGTTGAGGAGTTTTTGAGGGGAGGTTTCGGATGAGGGGACAATATCCTTAAGGAGGATTTCGCCAACGGATTGGTCGAAGAATACGAGTTTATTATCGATAGTACGGTAGATGGCGGGGGAAGTGGCATTGGGGCCTAATTGAAGAGCATCAGTTTTAAAAGGGAATTTACTAAGCATAAAATAGTCCTTATAGTTTGGAGAAAGTTATTTAGGTTCTGAGAAGTGTAAGGCCATAAACTCTTTATAAGAAAAGGCTAGGTCCTGAGGGCAGAGGTTAGCTTTACGGCAGTGTTTAAGTTGGTCAGAGATGGAGACATAGAGGGAGAAAGCGTTAAGGTAACCGAGTTGAATAGCGGCTTGTTTGGGGTGGACATTATCTTTAAGGATAAGGGAGAGTCCGAGGAAAGCTTTATCGATGGGTTTAAGGTCATGAATAGACGGTTGGTCGAGGGATGTGAGGTAATGTTTAATGCGATTGGGGCTATGAAGAAGATAAGGAGCAGAGGAGAGGCGTTGTTTTTTAAATCTGGCGATAGTGGGGGAGTGTTGAGTGACTCTGATAGAGGATACGGTTTTAAGGAGAACGGGGAGGATGGGTTCTGGGTTAGGTTTGTTAGCGGCGGGGAAGGTGTAACCGTTAATGCGTTTAAAGAAGGGGTCAGGGAGGTTAAGGGTTTTAACGAGGGTAGAGATGCGGTTTTTGAGGGCGGTAATGGTAGAGAGTTGGTTTTGTTGGAAGCGTAGGATATCTTGTAGGGGCATGTTGAGGACACAAAGGTTATAAGAGATAAACATATTGCGGCGGTAAGCATGAGAGAGAGGGGGTTCGAGTTTATGGTGTTTAGCAAATTCTTTAACGATGCGGATGAGAGCGGGTTTATTTTGGGATGGGTAGAAGTGTTTGAAGTTAATAATGGAAAGGATTTTATCCCAAGTATAATATTTTTGGTTACGGAGATAGTAAGCCAAAGGAGCGAGAGCGATAAGGTGGTTTTGAACTTTTTTTTTGGTAAGATAATGTATCATTTCGAAGAAATCCTAAAGGAAAGAAGCCTATGAGAATAATACAAGAAAAGCATTTAAAAGGACTACAAGAGATAAGCAATTACATATTAAGAGTTGTAGCTGTCCGAGAAGGTGGAGTGTTATTAGACGGGACTAGAAATAAAGAGGTAATAACCACGGGGGGTCTATTAAGTTTAGTGGCAGGGTATGCGTATAAAGAGGAGGAGAGGTGGGTTAGAGGAGTGCTATTAGACTTAGTAAGAGAAAGTGGGAGTGCGAGTGGGTTAATGGTGGTGTTATTGTATATGGGATTAAAGAAAGAGAAGCAGATTGTGAGGGAGGGTTGGGGTAGTTCACTTCTTGGGCTGAGAAGCCAATATATTTGGAGCCAGTTCGAAGAAGGCGAGAGGGGGTTAGAGTCTAAGTTAAATGAGAAGTTGGATTTATTGGAGGGAGGGGAGGGAGTGCATGTGCATTTATTGGGAGATGGGAGTTATAAGGGAGTGGGAGTGGAAGTGGAGTTAAGGGATGGTTATTTTATAGACGGAAAGGATATAAAGATAGAGCAAGGACTACAAGAGAATGAAGAGGGGGCAGTGATATGGTGTATAGGAGAGTTGAAGTATAGAACCTATGAGTATTTAGATATACAGCAGGTGATAGATGACTTTTTAACATGTGAAGATTTTAAGGGGAGGAAGTTATACATCATAGGAACATCAGTAGACATAAGAAGGATGTTTATAAGCCCGGATGGGAGTTGGAAGAAGTTACAAGGAGAAGGAAAACAGCGGGTGAGGATAGTGGAATTAAAGGGAGCGACAGTTGGAGGCGGTGAAGAAGATTTAAAGGATATAGAAGCCTATACAGGAGCGTCTATTATAAGAGGGGAGTATGGGTATGCCTACAAGGTAGAAATAAGCAGTAGAGGACTGTTAATTGAGCCGTATGGAGAGGAGAAGTTCATTGAGAGCACGGAGATGCGGGTCAATGAGTTATTGAGTCGAATAGACTCACCGAACTCAACGGGAGGGAGCGTCTATAATGTAGAGGGGTTAAGAAAAAGGATAGCGAAGCTCCGGGGCTTGTTAGTCACGGTGGGTGTAGGAGGGGTGACAGAAGCAGAAGCAAAGAATAACAGGGGTTTTGCAGAGAGGAAAGTAAAAGAGGTGTTAGAGAAGAGAAGGAGTGGGATAGTGAAGGGGGGCGTGAAGTTAATAGAGGCGGTGACTTGCCTAGAGCTATCGGAAGGAGATAAAGAGAGGTTAAGGGAAGTAACAGAGGGTGCTGAGTACTCATATGAAGAGATGGAAGTGGGTTTAAGAAGAGTACATAGTTTATTGGAAACCTTAAATCAAGTCAGTTTAGTTTTACTCAAAGGATAGTTTAAAATGATAGTGTTAGGGATAGACCCCTCGTTAAGAGGATTTGGGTGGGTAGTAATAGACAAGGATGGTGTGGGTTTAGTAGACAAGGGTCTATTAAGCACCGGGGCAGACATGGTGTTTGTAGACAGATATATCTATATGAGGGAAGAGCTTAGAAAGCTACTCCAGACATGGAGTAAATATGCAGAGGGGTTAGGGGAGAGCTTTTGTGTAGGGATAGAGAGTCCGATATTTAATGACTTATACAGTGAGGGGATGTATGGGTTATTTTTGTATTGCAATGAAGCGTTTAAGGTAGAGAAGCAGGATGTGGTGTTTTTATCACCGCATCAAGTGAAGGCACAAGCCCATGAGTTTTTAGGCAGGCCCAAGGGGTGGAAGATGATGAAGAACGACATGGTGGAGGGAGCAAAGAAGAGTATGGGGACGAGTTTAAAGGGGACGATTAACAACCATCAAGCGGATGCGTATTGGGTAGGGAGAGGAGCATGGAAGTTTTGGCGGGTGGTAGAAGAAGTGGAGGGAGGGAAGGATTTATTAGACGCAGTAAAGGATGTGGGTTTAAGTGAAGTGGACAAGAAGCAGTTTACAGATGTGGATGTTTATTTAAAGGGGGCAAAGGCAGGGAGTGTAAAGAGGAAGGGTTTATTATATAAAGAGAGTGACAGATGGTTTAGGTGGTCAGATAAAAAAGAATAAGGGATTATGTAAGAGGGTGAGGGATTACTCATATAGATAAGAGTCCATATTGGACTAACTAAAACCTAAGTCATTATTTCTAAGAGGATACAAATGGCAAAAGTAACTAAGGGTAAAGAAGCCCCAAGTAAGGAAGCCCCCGTGGCTCAAAGTGTGGCAGTGGGTGGTAAGCCAAAAGCAGATATGTTAAAGTTGGCAAGTGAATTACAAAAGGCAACCAAAGGCGATACTTCATTAGTGAATTTGGATGTTGACAGCTTAACCCAAGAAACCCCACATATTTCAACAGGTTCTATTGCGTTGGACTACCTTATTGGAGGCAAGGAGAACGCCCATGGCGTGCGTCCATGCCCCGGCATTCCTCGTGGTCGTATTTCGATGATTTATGGTAAGCCCTCAAGTGGTAAGACAACGATTGCATTACAGACAGCCGCCGAAGCGTGTAAGGCTGGAGGCACAGTGTTGTATATTGACTTTGAGAATGAAGTAGAGCCTAAGTATGCTTCAAGTTTGGGAGTGCCTGTATCGGACAAGAGTGTATTTCAGTTGCATCAGCCCAAGACCTTGGAAGAAGGGATTAAGTTAATTGCGTTGTATGCGAAGGCGGGTGTGGACTTAATTGTGATTGACTCAGTGGGTGCGGGTGTGCCTCAAGCGACCACAGAAAAGGAATTTGGGGAGCAAGGGCGTATTGGGTTGGTGGCATCAGTATGGAGTACATGGTTGCCCTCAATCAAGAAGTTGATTAGTGAAACTAATTCAGCGTTAATTGGGATTGCACAGTTGAGAGAGAGCATTTCAACCGGCCCAGCAAGTTACGGTGGCCCACAACAGAGTCCACAAGGTGGTAATGCGTGGAAGTTTTATAACAGCTTGCAAATCATGTTAAGGTCAGGCACGAAGATGCAAGGTAAGACATGGGATGCGTTAGCGAATAAGGAAGTAGAAACAGTAGTGGGTGCTTTAATTACAGCGAAGTTGGATAAGTGTAAGGTATCAGACAGTATGCACCATGAATGCAGTTACTATTTGATGCACGGTACGGGTGTGGACAATGTTCGTACGATTATCGATTTAGCGATAGCAACGGGAGTGATTAACAAGGCGGGTAGTTGGTTTATGTGGAATAGTCCACAAGGAGAGGTAAAGGGTCAAGGTATGGACTCATTTAGGGAAAAGGTAGAAGCAGTGCCTAATGCAGTGGATATTTTGTTTAACCAAGTGAAGCCCTTCTTGAGTGGAGATGGCAAGGGTAAGAGTTCTGACAAGGGCTTAACCTCATTGGCATTAGACACAGAGAGTAGTTTAGAGGCTTTGTTAGGTGGAGGAGGAGTAGCCTTGGGTGAAGATTTGTTTGAGACAGAAGAAGAATAAGGGTGGGCTTGTAAAAGGTATCTTGCTTGTGGTAAGATATAATTGTAAAACCGCCCTAGATTAAATCTAGGAAAGAAAAGCAAGATACCATGAAGTTAAAAATAGAGAATTTTCAGAGCATTAAAAAAGCAGAATTAGAGATTAAGGGTTTAACCGTAATTACCGGACCGAACAATACGGGAAAAAGTGCATGTGCTAGAGCACTTGCAGGGGTATTTACGAACATCAAGGGGAGTAGTCATGTAAGGATTGGGGAGAAGTATAGTGAGGTGGAGGTAGACTTTGAGGATGGAAGTCCTGTGGTGGTATGGAAGAAGGGTTCAAAGGTAAATGACTACATTGTGGATGGCAAGGTAATAGGTAAGGTAGGGACAGATGTACCTGAAGAGGTAATGGAGGGGTTAGGTGTAAGGGCAGTGGAGGTTGATGGTCGAGAGATATATCCACAGATAGCAAAGCAGTTTGAGCAGATATTTTTATTAGACTTGCCGCCAAGTAGTTTAAGCAGTGCCCTAAGCGATGTAGATAGGATTTTGCAATTAGAGGTGGCAATGTCTAATGCTAGGTCGGATTTAAGGGACGAGGATAATAGGATTAAGTATGCGAAAGAGCTGTTAAATAAGGAGAGCAAGCTCATACAAGGATATGAGGGACTTGAAGACATTCAGCCTTTATTAACTGTAATAGACGCATTAGAAGCAAAGGTAGCAGAGGTGGACAAAATGATTATTGACTTGAAACTTTTAAAGAGCCAAAAGGAAGAGTTACTTAGCCAAGTGGGTGTTTTATCTGAAGTAGAATTAGTGGATAAGCTTTTGGGTAAAATTAAGATGGGAGAAGTAACAGACATTCGTATCAGCAAGGGCTTCTTAGAGGAGCTTAATGGTTTAAAGTCTAATAGAAGTTTAAACCAAAGTATGTTATTGGAAGAGAAAGCTGTGGAAGCAGTCGTTTCTTATTTGAGTAAACCAAGCCAATCTGAGTTAAATGATAACCGTATCAGTATGGATTACTTACACGAAGTGGGTTCACTAAGAAAGTCTAGAGAAGAAACCAAGAAGGTTGTGTCTAATTTAAGTAATCTTAATACAGCTGTACCAAGTACATCTATTGAAGTAAAAGAAGCTGGGGCAGTGTTTAAGACCTTCTTTGAAGTGAACAAGCTTATGGCAGAAAGAGAAGCATTGACGAAGTTCATTGCTATCGAAGGGGCATTAAAGAGGTTAGCGGGGGGCAATGTTCCAGAGAATTTAGTTCAAGTAGAGAAAGACGATAAGTTAATCGATGAATTAATCAGCTTAAAGCGAGCCCGGAATAAGTTATACTTATTTGGGTGTATTGTACAAGCCGGCTTCGATAATGAGATTTTCGATGTTGTGGACTCTGGAAGAATAGACAAGGGCTTACAGTTAGCAGAACGATTAGACGAGCTTAATCGTTTATCTGAGATGAGAAGCAAATGGGCAGTAGAACAAGAGAGTGCTCGTACCGAGCTATCTGAAGTTGAAGCCGAGTTAAGTCGGTTAAAAGAGGAGTTAGGGGAGTGTCCATTATGTGGGCAAGCCAAGGGGAGTGACAAACATGGGCATTAAGTTTTTATGGAGGACGGATGTGCATTTTGCGGATAACACACCGTTAAGGAGGACAGGGAGTTGGTTAGAGGATGTGACCAAGAAGTTAGAATGGGTAGGACAGAAGGGGCAAGAGTTGGGTGTGGATTTTGTAATAGACGGGGGGGATTTTTTTGATGTAAAGAGTCCACATAGAAATTCGCATAATTTGGTGAGGGCGGCATCACAAGTGCATAAGGATAATTATCCGATGCCTGTGTATGCCTTAGTGGGTAATCACGATGTGAAGTATGGGAATATAGACTATTTGCCGGAACAGCCGTTAGGTGTATTATTTGCGAGTGGAGTATTTTAGCAGTTTGGTGGAGAGGAAAAAGAGATAGTGTTGGAAAAAGATGGTATAAAGGTTAAGGTGGTGGGCATACCCTATCATGGGACATCTTATGATTGGGATGTGATAAGAGATGTGGGTAGTAGGAAGGGAGATGCTGATTACTTCTTTGTATGCTGTCATTTATTGGCTAGTGTAAAAGGAGGAGTGGGAGCTATGTATGAGGGAGAGGACATAGTGCCTTACAGTGATTTAGAGGGTAAGGGAGTAGACGCATGGTTTTTTGGGCATTGGCACAAAGACCAAGGGATAACGGAGTTAAGTGATGGCACCGTGGTCGTGAACGTAGGTTCGTTGACGAGGGGTGCTTTGCATTTAGACGACATGGACAGGAGGCCGTGTGTGGTGGAGGTGGCTGTGGGTTCGAAGAAGGGAGAGAAAGTGACTGTGAATAGGCACGATGTGCCGGTTCGGAGTGCTTTTGAGGCGTTCAAGGTGGAGGACAAGTTGGACGAGTTGGAGGATAAGGAGAGGATGGAGCAGGTGGTGGAAAAGATGCGAAGTATGTTTATAGACGGAGAGGCGTCTAAAGATATTTCGTTAATAGACAGAGTAAGAACTTTAAGTTTACCAAACCCCGTTAGAGAAAGAGCAATTCTTTACCTAGAACAAACTGAACCGATCAAGCGAAGCGAGAAACTAACATGAACATTTATTGGTCAAATCTTAAACTTTTTAGGGAATGTCCTAAGAAGTATTTATGGTCAAAGGGGCATCCTGAGATCGACTTAGGGGCGGGTATGGGTAAACCATTTCCAATCCCAGAAGAGCAGAAGGAAAGTGAGCATCACAAGTTAATGGGTAGTGTGTTATCCCGTGTGGTGGAGGAGATTTACAACAATAAGTTGTGGGCAAAGAAGACCTTAACCCAAGATGCGTTAAGGATTGCCTCAGCGACTTTTCATGAGTTGGAATTGAGTCATTATTGTGACTGGTCTCTTTTACCAAGACAAGAGGCATTAGACACAGTGTTAAATGGTACAAGGAACTATATTAAAGCGATGTGGAGTAACAATCTTTTGGGAGATTTGTGTGAGAGTGAATGGAAGTTTAGCAAGAAGCTAGAAACTTCAGCGGGAGTGATAGGGTTTTGTGGGTATGCGGATTTAATTATTCGTAAGGATGACCCTGTGACGGGGAAGAGTCATGTGATGATTATGGACGGGAAAAATGCGGGGACACCGGGCAAGTACGAAGACCCAGACCAATTAATTTGGTATGCGTTATGTATGAGATTGCAGTATGGAGAAACCCCGGACGAGTTGGGTTTTATTTATTTTAGGTTTGCCCCAGACAGTCCACCGCCCTCATGGGATGAGGCTAAGGATGGTAAATGGACGGGCATTCATTTTGTGGAATGGGACAAGGATGCAGATTTGAAGAGAATGGGATTAGAGGCTATTAACACTAAGATTGCGATAGACAATAAGGCATTTGAGGCAACCCCGTCCCCCAAGACTTGTGAAAAGTGTCCCTTTGAGTATACTTGTACAGAGAGACAAGAACAGAAGAAAGCGAATGCGGCTAAAAGAGGTATGGGGGCAAAGAGTACCACTAAGATTGTAATTGATACCCCAGATGATGGCGGGTTTTTTGAACTATAATGTTATATTGCATTCTTCTACTCATATAGTATAGTTGAACATTTAAACTATCGAAAGAGAGTAGATAAAATGGATGATCTAAAAGATTTAATCGCCAAGAAAACTGACATTGACCGCCGTAAAGAACGTTTACTAGGTAAACTAGAGTCAGCCAAAAATACACTGAGCCAAATTGACACCCGTCTAAAAGAGCTAGGCATTGAGCCTGACAATCTCGAAGAAGAATTGTCAAAGCTCATTGCCAAGCGAGAAGCAATCGTTGACGAGTTAAGCTCGAATTTAACGACAGCAGAAGAAGCCTTAAACCGTATCGAAAACAGAGTACAAACTCTCAAGCAGTAGGATAAGTCTAATGAAGATTACCGTAACTAAAGATGACCTTAAGAGTGGATTAGACACCACAAGCACTACCTTAAGTACCATTGCAGATATTACAAGCCATTTTGTGTTTACCGTTCGTCAAGGCAACTTGTTTGTTAAGACAGCCAACCCTCCTCGTATTTTCAGTATGGTTCCAGTCGTTGGGGCAACTTTGGAATTGGCAGATGGGGAAGAACAATGGGAAGATTTTTCCATTGAAGGTAAGAGATTGCTCAAGGCATTATCAGCTCATAAGAGCAATGAGGTTTTAACCTTGGTTTATGACCCTTCCACTAAGAAGACCACTTTGACTTCTTCTTTAGGTGGCAAGAATGTATTTGAGTCATTAGACCCAAACACTTTTCCTTTATGGGATACCTTTATGGCTAACATGACTGAAGATGAAACCCCAAAGGTTTTGAGTGCTGACTTGTTAGCTGAAGCCATTGAAGTGACAAAAGAGTTTATCTCTACCGAAACTACTCGTATTCAGTTATGTATGTTTGAGATTAAGGATGGAAGAATTGCCGCTTCCGATGGCCATAGCATCATCCTTGCCAAACACCCTGACTTTGCCGGTAAAGAACTTAAGGTCTTTATCAAGGACTTGCCCAATGTCTATAAGTTCATCAAGGACTATAAAGGACATGACTTCGTTCTTAAATCCTCTCCTCAAGCTCAATTCCTTGTCTGTGACGATGGCGGTGTGATTGGTATCATGAACCTCCCACATGCCGGCGTCTCTTTAATCAACAAGTTTGACAGTCTATTGGAATGGAAGCCATACAAGGCTTGGCTCTTTAAGAAGGAAGACTTAACCTCAGCTATCAAGTGGTTAAGCTCAGGGGCTCAAGATAAAGATTACCGTCTAGTCTTTGATGTTAACACTAACCCTCTGACCTTATATATGTCTTCAAGAGGTGGCAAAGAGGATTTGTCTCAAACCATTGAGGAAGCTACGATTGAGTTAGAGGATGGTGAAGAGTTGCCCTTTAACTTATCTATGTATGGTCAAGTTTCTGAGGAAATGGATAGCGTTAGCATTTCCAACTTCCCCTTGAACTATGCTTGTTTAGAACGAGCAATCGATACCCTTAAGGCGGATGACATTTTCTGTCTTGGTGTTTGGGTTGATACCTCTGGTGGCAAGTCTTCCGGGGGCATGATTGTTAAAGAAGAGACCCCTCTTGGCATTAAAACTTCGATGGTTTCTAGTTGGTTTAAATAATGTCCAATCAAGTTAAAGACCGCTATCTTAAACTTAAAACAGAACATGACAGTATTTCTAATCGCATCAGTGCTTTAACAAGCGAGATAGCGAGCCGGGATAAGGTCAAGGATGAGTTAATGCAAGTGGCGGTGCTATTTGAGCAGATGGCAGAAGAGGAAGTAAACAGGGGTGTAAACACCTATGTGGACTTGCTTGAAGAGGGCTTAAAGGCTATTTTCCCAGAGCAGAAGATATCATTAGAGGCTGAGGTTTCTAAGCAAAGAAATAAGATTGCTGTGAAGCTAAAGACGAAGGTGATAGGTTCAGATGGGATAGAGGTTGAGGCTGAGGGATTAGACTCCTTTGGGGGAGCGTTAACGACCATTCAGTCCTTGCTGTTACGAGTGAGTCTAATCATGCGTAGTCAGCTAAGACCTTTGATGATTTTAGACGAGAGCTTTCCCGCAGTGGACAGCTCCCGTGTGCATCTCCTAGTAGAGTTTTTAAAAGTCTTATGTCGGAAGCTAAACATGGACATTTTGTGTATTACGCATGACCCGTCTATTGCAGAAGGGGCAGACATAGGTTATAAGATTAAACCTAGCTCTCAAGGGGCTAAGTTTGACCGTATCCATTAAGGAGATATTCCATGAAGTCCGAAGGTGCTATAAAGCACAAGCTCAAACAGGTTAGGTATAGACTAACTCAGAAAGCCATAAGAAATGCACGGTCTCATAAACCGTGCAACTGTAAGCACAGCGGTATGGTAAGAGGTTCGGCTTCAGAAGAACTTTTTTATGTTTGCTTACTCGATGCAAATAAACCCAAAGAATGGGACGGTACAATATGCGACCCTTCCATCCCGCCTAAGTGTCCTTTCTTTATGCCTTATAAAACCAAAGAAGAGGTTGAGGCTGAAGTTTGGGAAATCCTTAGCAGTGGTGACATGGGTCGAATTGCTTCCCATTACCCTGATGCCGCCGCCCTTCTTTGGGTTCTCAGTGGCACGGATGTAGACCCCCCTGAAGACTCTTTTCCAGATATCTTCGAGGTAGGCGAAAAACTTACTGACGAGTTCCAAAATGAAGTACCCCTTCGAGATAATAAAGATAAATCTCCCAAACAAGAGTAAGATGCCCATGGTTCTCGAACTCCCTGTCCCTAATTGTGCACCCTATCTAGTTGGTAACCCCAAACAGTCCGTTAGTGCTCTCAAATGGGTTGAAGATTTTCCTAAGTCAGGTAAAGTCTTCTGCTGGGGTTTAGACTTGTCTTTAGACGACTTACTTCCTCAACTTAAACAGCTTATCCTTGATCGCTTCGATGACTTATCCTTCCCGTCTATTGAAGACGCACAAAACCACTTGCATGAACTGGGCTTAGGTGACTCGGAGTGCGTGCAAGGGTTTGTTGTGCCTAAGGATGCTTCGTTGTTTGGGTCAGTTATTGTCTTTGACAATAGTATAACTACAAAACTTTTTCCCGTTATCCACAACGCCAAGACTGGCGTATGTTTTATTAAGGAGTAAATTATGGCTACACAACGCTGGAAAGCAAGCCAAGACTTCCATGATGAGCTTATCCGCTTAATTGCGGCTAACCACCCTAAGCTTGTAGGTATTTGCGATGATATCGTAATTATTTTTAAGGAGAAATGCTCTCGCATTGATGGTGTTCTTCAATTAGGCCGTATCTCTAAAGCATCACCCATTCTCGAAGTTTTGGGTGAACGTCCTTTTAAGTATGTTATCGAATTAGGCTATGATGGTTTTTTGCGTATTGAAGAAGAGCAAAAGCTGGCTTTGCTTGACCACCTTTTATGTCATGTGGGTGCCACAGAAGACGAGGCAAATGGGGAGATGAAGTATCATAGCCGTACCCCCGATATTTGCTACTTTTCGGAAAATAGGGAACGCTATGGTGATTGGTACCCCATCCTTCGTGATGAAGAAACCACAGCAGACGGCGAAAAGAAAGAAAAAGTCCCACATAACCAAAAACAAGAAGACTTGTTTGATGAGGAATAAAAAATGAAAGAGTTTAATGAATATCAGCAGGCAACACAGCTTACGGCAAAATATCCCAAAGACCAAGGCATTAACTACTGCACTTTAGGTCTAGTAGGCGAAGCTGGTGAGATTGCAAATAAAGTGAAAAAAGTCATTCGTGATAACCGCCCAGTTGATGATGCTTTCAAGGCAGACATGAAGGCCGAAATTGGGGATGTTCTTTGGTACGTTGCTAGATTGGCAGATGAGCTAGGAATTAGCTTAGAAGAAGTAGCGACTTATAATATGAACAAGCTTCTTGACCGTCTAAACAGAAATGTGATTGGTGGCTCCGGAGATAATCGTTAACTAAAACTAAAAAAACCCCGTGGTTAGCGGGGTTTCTCTAGTTTAACAACAAACACATAGCACAAGCATCCTTAGGTCAAAACAAGGAAAAAACCTAAGGATGGGAGCATGCACTTTAATCTTATAGTATATAAAAAATAAGGCAATAGGAATTTGCATAATTTAAAGTAATGGGTTAACATAAAGGCATAAAATAAAAAGCCCCGATAAAGAACTCTCACCTTCTTAACCGGGGCACATCCCATAAACCTTAACTGGAGGTTATAATGAGTTATGCTCAAAATACCATTTCTATTGCACCCATGCAAGAAAATCTTAAATCCCCCGCTCAAGAATTTGTTGAGAGTCTAATCGAAACCTACAACCCCGCAACTGTGTTGCCTGTTGTAGGTGATGATGGTCTTTACCATTTTATTTATCTGACTTATCATAAGGAAACATATAAATTCTATCTAGGTAAGCATACAACCCTCTCTTTAGAGGACGGTTATCTCGGAAGTGGTACACACTTCAAACGAGCTTTGAAAAGGCATGGTTCTCTGTTTTTTACCCATGTTCGTCTTTCTTTTTTAGCAACTGAAGAAGAAGCCTATAAGGCAGAAGAAAAACTTATTACAGCAGAGGTAATTAAGAAGTATAGAGAACAGTTAAAGGTTTGCTATAATTTAAAAGCTGGAGGATTCGGAGGGTCTATTTACCTTAGCGAAGAGACAAGAGCTAAACATAGTAAAGCTATTAAGGAGGCTTTGGCTAACCCCGAGACTAAAACTAAACATAGTAAAGCGGTGAAGGAGGCTATGGCTAATCCTGAGACTAAAGCTAAACATAGGGAGGCATGGGCTAACCCCGAGACTAAAACTAAACATAGTAAAGCGGTGAAGGAGGCTATGGCTAACCCTGAGACTAAAGCTAAACTTAGGGAGGCATGGGCTAACCCTGAGACTAAAGCTAAAAAGAGTAAAGCCATGAAGGAAGCTAGGGCTAACCCTAAGACTAAAGCTAAATATAAGGAGGCATGGGCTAACCCGGAATATAAAGCTAAAAAGAGTAAAGCCATGAAGGATGCTTTGGCTAACCCTAAGACTAAAGCTAAATATAAGGAGGCTATGGCTAAACCTGAATATAAAGCTAAACTTAGGGAGGCATGGGCTAACCCTGAGACTAAAGCTAAAAAGAGTAAAGTCATTAAGGATGCTTTGGCTATAAAAGAGTTAATCTCTCTCACAGGAGAAAAGAAAGAGGTTCATTGGGAAAAAATGACGCCCTTGTTAAAAGCGGGATGGCAATTAACGGTTACCCAACTTAGGTTATATAACCCCAAAGACAACAATAGTCGCACCACAGTAGCGTTTGAGAGAAAAGGACGAAAAATAGACAAGAAGAAAGCGTATGAGCGTCTAATTAGTTTGCTCGAAGATGGATGGCAGGTGGGGTACCCGCCTACTTTACCGATGCCCGTACCGGGCGTTGGTGGAGTAGAGGAAGAGGTAGAGGTGGAGGAGGCACGGTTGGAGGCATGGGGGGATTTGATGAATTTTTTGGCTTCTCTTTAAATAATGCTCATATAATCCTTCTGATATCTTTTTCCGGAGGAAATAATGAATGAAGCTAAAGCATTTGTCGAGTCTATTCTAGACAAATATAAAACCCATATCGACCTTCCCCTTATGGGTGCTGATGGGAAATACCACTATATTTATCTTATTTACCATAAAATAAGCTTTAAGTTCTATATAGGTAAGCATTCAACCCCCTCTTTAGAGGGCGACAAATATCTTGGAAGTGGTACACACATCCTACGAGCTTTGGAAAAGCATGGTTCTCAGTCTTTTACTCATGTTCGTCTTTCTTTCTTTGCAACCGCCGAAGAAGCATACAAGGCAGAAGAAGAGCTTATTACACCAGAGGTACTTAAGAAGTATAGAGATCAGTTAAAGGTTTGCTATAATT